CCATAATCAGAAATTAAAATATGGCTATAAATTCCATCTTCCACATAGGTGTATTTTAATTTTTTCTCAGGAGCTTCTTTGAGATATTTTTGGAATTTACTGTCCATGTGTAAATTTCATCCATTCAATATAATTTTTAATTTCCCAACCTCGACTTTTAATAGCGTCTAATGTTGCGTCTATATAATCAATTACATCATTTGAAATGGTTGTTAAATCAGCAATCTCAGCATAAGAAGGATCAGTTTTTATCATATTCTGATATTCTTCTTTTGTATTTAGTGTAAAGGGATAATCCGTTTTATAATATTCGAATGCTTTTTTCCATGCTTCCATTCGTTTGTATTCGAATGAATGATGAAGTTGTAACCAATTAGCTCTAATACTTAACCATTTCATGGTTTTTTCAGTATTATCAAAAGCATTTTGTAAATCAGATTTTGAGAATTTTACATCGGCAGAACCGTCTTCTCTCAATTTTTTATATCTATCAATTAGTTCTTTTCTACGTTCTTTATAATCCATATTATATTCCTTATCTATTATTTATAATACCACAAAACGGGGATTTTGTCAAAATATTTTTAAAAGTTTTTCTGTATATTCCCCTTTCGCGCAATAGTGATTTCAGTGTAGCATGGAATATTGGGGTTGTCAACTCTTTTATTTTGCACTAAAAAAGCCTCCCAAAAAATGGAAGGCTTTTTTATTTTTATATGCTAATCTTCTACTTAGTAAAGAGAAGAACCAGCAATTGATGAACCAGCAAATTCAGCAAAGAAACGTCTGTAATAATTTTTAGCTCCGAAGAGGTTTTCAATCATAGCATAACGTGTCATGAAACCGATTTTAGGCTGGAAGGAGTTAGGATCAACAACCTTTTGAACCATCAATGGAACATATGGACAATAAACAAGACCAGTATCAAATGCGCCTGGACCTTTGTAACCGATAGTGATATAATCGATCATTGCGAATGTATCAACATAAACAGTGAAACGACCATCAAGAACACCAACTTTAGAAACACCTGTACCAGCTGAAACTGTACCAGGAACTGCTGAATACATAAAGCTAGAAAGGGATTCAAGAGCGGTAGCAACGTTTGTTGAACAAATAACGAAGTTACCAGCACCACGTCTTGTGGTTAAAGCAATAGTGTTAGCTTCTTTAACGATACGTGTGTAAAGTGTACGGAATTTTTCAGCTTCCCAACGACCATCAGATACGTTTTGCGCAGCATTGATAGTAGAAGAAGTAAGACCATAAACCCAAGGTTTAAGACCGGAAGTAGCAATTTTGTTCATCTTATCAACTAATTCACGATCAATTTCAGCACCAACTTCGTACTCAATGATATTGATAAGTTCTTGCTCAGCATTAAGACCATGAACAGCCTTGAGATCTTGAGCTAGTTCCATAGAATATTCTGCTTTTAATTTACGGGTTTGTGCTTCGGCTGCTACACGCTCGAGACTCATTTTCATGGTCTTCATAGCATTAGCACGTTCGTCATAAGTACCGGAACCAGCAAGTGCTTCACCAGCTTCAGTAGTCATTTTTGAAGCATAATCAGCAAAGATAATGTTGAAACCAGCTTCATTACCAAGTGCTAAAGCAATATTTTCTGGTGCTGCGCCATCAATAACAACTGTACCACCGGATTTAGGAAGTGCAGTGACTGGATCAGCAAGATTGATTAAAATACGACCAGGCTCAGAATAAACAACATAACCATCATCAGTACCGGAACCATCAAATTGAACTTTGATAGTAGTACCAGCGACTGGAGCAACTGTTGGTGGAACACCTGGAACTTCTTCCATAACGATAGCCCAAGATTTGAAACCAAATGGGTTAGCGGAATCACCACGGTTAAGACCAGTTTGGTCAAATGGTGCTGGATAAGGACGAGCATCAGCTTCAGCACCGTCACCATAACGGAAACGGATAGCATAAGCATAACCAGTAGGTCCGTTAAGAGGTTGAACACCAACAAGATCGTTAGCTAAAAGACCTGGAAATACACGTCTAACAGCAGGAACTAAGATTGGGAAGAAAGGAGCCATATCACCAGTATTATTTTGTTCCTCATTAAGAACATATTCTTCCTGGTTTTCAAGAATTTGAGCCATTGCCTCAGCTTCTTGAACTGGCTTGAGCTTATTACCTTCAGCGGTAATAACATCATTCCATTTTTCAAGTAAAATTTTTGACATTTTTGTAATCTCCTATATTATACTAATTGTGTGAGGTAATCGGTCATTCTTGTTGGCTCATTTTCTTCGTTAAGTTGTTCGTCTTCTAATTCTTCATCAAGACGTTCACCATCAGGTGCGTTTTCTTCAACTTGTACGATTGATTCACCAAGAACTACGAGTTTGGATTTAAATTCGTCTGCATCACCAGTAAAGGTAATGGTTTTAGCAACTTCGCGGAATTTTTCTTGATCAGATTCGATTTCGAATTTAGCAGCAATTCCTTCAACAATTTTTTCAACTTTAAGAGCTTCGAGTTGTTTTCTTGACTCAATAAGTTCTTCAATTTGTGAATTGATAGTTGCTTTTGCTTCTTCAAGTTCTGCCTCGTTTGAGATAGTATCGTCTGATAATTTCATATTGAAATCATTTACAATACCTTCAAAAACGCTAAGAACTTTTTCTGCTGTTTGAATTTTAACAGCATCTTCAACCTGTTGCTCATTTTCCTGAGTAAACTCTTCTACGAAATAAGTGAGATATTCGTCTAATTTAGTAGTAAGTGTGTCTTTGAATTCACTAATTTCTACCTTGTTAGATTCTTCAAGTTCTGTTTCTTTTGCTTCAATAGCAATATTAACAGCACTTTCGAACATAGCGGTCATTTCGAGTTTAACCTCATCATTAAGCAGCTCAGAATTGATTTTTTCAAAAAGCTGGTCTAGCATGATGTGTTCTCCTATTGTTTGTGTTAATTTGGATAGTCAAACTACCCTAAAAATACCTATAACTATTTATAACTAAAATTATTTATAATATTAGTTAAAATATGCGATTTTATGAATTATTCTTCATCTTTAGCAAATGGATTTTTCTTCTTTTTCTTCTTTTTCTTTTCATCACCTTCTTCAGAAGATTCCTCATCATCAGAAGATTCTTCATCACCAGACTCTTCTGTTTCTTCACCTTCTTTAGCGAAAGGATTCTTTTTCTTTTTCTTTTTATCATCCTTTTCGTCTTTTTTCTTGAATTGCTCAGGAACTTCACCTTCTAAAACATCTTGAAGTTTAACTGTTCCTTCTAATAGACCAACATACATCTCTGACTTATCCATAATTTATCCTTTTATGTTTAGTGTTTAAAAATAACCGAAATCATTTCAGTTGTTTCTTTTTTATCAAGACCATTTTCAATCACGTTATCAACATAAAGTTTTATTGAATATGGAATTTGTACGGATTTTTTCTTACCGTTAGAAAGTTCCACCTGCATGAGCGGATTTCCATTAGTATCTTTACCAATAGCAAGAATATCAAAACTTTTACCATTTTGGTTAATACTAATAGGTTCTTTAAAAACGGACATTTTACCTTTTTTAGTATAATCTTTGGCTTCTTTTAAAAGTTCAATAAATGATTTCATGATTTCATGATTTCTCTCTATTTTGAATAGTATTAAGAAAATCTTCAAATACTTTTTTAGTAGCATTAACGATATCTTCTTTAGCATATTCGTCAAGTTTTTGTTTTAAATCTTCAATTTCTTTTTCTACTAAAATACCGTTTTCCATAACCCATTCAGTATTACCTTCAAGAATACCATTTACAAAAGCATCAGGCGCAGAAGGATCAGCAACGATATCAACTGTAATTAAACGGAAATCATTTTGAACAACATTTTCTTTTAGTGTACCAACACCACGAGTACTAACACCAAGTTTAACGCCAGATTCAATAAGTGATTTAGCAATCTGACCCATTGGTGTATTCATAACTAAAGATTTACCAATACCGTTTTTTCCATCCATTTTTAATTCTTTGATTAAATGGGAAACACGATCAAGATTGATTTCAGTTGTGGAAGGATGTCCTAATTCGCCCATAGCACGATTTGAAGCAATTCTACCTTTTGAAAATGATTGAACTTGACTTTCGAGAACTTTATGTGGATATGTTCTACCATTGCCATTTTTAACATCTGCTTGAAGATAAGGACCAGTAATATAAAAATTCTTTACCGCAGCCTTTCCCTCTTCCAAATTTTCTTCTTCAATAATCTCGTTTGTGATTGATTCTAAATCACAATCTTCAGTTATAATAAGTTGACTCATATTTTAATCCTCTTCTTCTTCATCGGGTTTTTCCTCATCGGGATCACCTTCTGGAATATCTGATTCGTCTTCTAACTCATCAGTTTCGTCTTTTTCATCTTCTAATTCAGCGTCAATATCAATTTCTTCTTCATCATGTACTGGAACAAAATCAGGATTGAATATTTGTTGTGCTAAAGTTGAAGTCTTATCTTGAATCTTATCTTTAAAACGTTGTTCTAAATCATTCCCCACAATATCTTTAAATGATGAGAAATCTTTGTCAGCTGCTGCTATGATTGCGTTAGATAATTCTTTGTTTGGCATTAGTTAATCTCCTTTAATAGTTAATTTATACCATTATTTATATAATTAAAAATCTAATATTCTTTTACAGTTAAATATAGCATAACAGGGATCTTCAGATTCAGTCTGGTCAAGCTTTAATAGTGGTGTATCCTCTACCAAAGATACCGTAATCTTCTCTCCAAGTCTTGAGCTAAGTTGAAGTTTTGAAAGATTATTCATATCCGAATCAGCATATCTAAAT